ATGGTACCAAAACCAAATTTAGATATATCTGCCAATACAAAGTTAGTTGTTGCTAAATTACTTGTAAATGTCAAAGTTGAAGTTTCATTATATTTTAAGAATAAATCAGTGGCACTTATTGTCATTGATGGATAACGGGTATCTATATCTATGAGAAGATTATTACTTGGACGATTAAAGTTACCGATAATATTAGTAAATTTGGATGCCGAAACATTAACTGAAATTTGTCCAAGGAAATTAGTTTGAGGCGTTATATTGGCTGTATATATGGTGCTCGAAACTGATGTGAATGCATCTAACGTACCGCCACTGCCTACATTAATATCTACTGCACTAAATGTTGCAGTAGCATTGGAACTAGTGAATGTAAGTTCAGCAACATCACCGGCCTTTAATGCAACGTCACTTGAAACAATTGTGATTTCTGGTCTAACTGAATTTATAGATACTGTTAATACGTTACTTACTTGATTAAAAGTATTTGAAAGGTTTTTTATAGAATTCCCAGGTACAAAAATACTATATGAGCCCAATTGTTCATTTAGAGGTGTCAACAAAGCTGTTGCTGTAGTTCTCCCGCCATAGAAAAAATTACTAAGCGTCCCTATCCCAGCATACATAACATCGGCAAGTACAAAACTTACCACGGGTTCAGACAAAGTGAAAGTAACTATTCCAGCATGATGTGCTAATAAAGGACTAGCAATATTTAAAGTAATAGATACAGATATTGGTGTTGGTGGTTCTGTGGTTGTTGAAGTTGAAGTGGATGTCGATGTTGTTATAGGTTTAATTCTTTGCGGTGGCAGATCTGGAAACTTACCTGTAGTTTGAATAGGTAAAGATGCTACTTTTTGATAATGGGTAAAATCTGCGTGTTGTGCGGTCCCGGTTATATTAGCTCTAAAAATAACTTTTTGATACCCAGGAAATGATGGGGCTTTACCTGCATCTAACCATAAATACAAACCATTAGTTACAATTCCCGCTGTAATAGTAAATAATTCAACTTCTACATGACTAAGATACTGTGCTTCATCACTTTGTGCTTGATCGTGACCTAAGTTATGATCTACAACGAAAAAAGAGGATGAATGCTCTATAAATCCAGTGTCAAATGCGATATAACCATTTGCAGTATTATTGCTACCCCATGGTGCATAGCTGTAGGTTGCCGGTACAAAATTATAGCTTTCAAATTTATTAGTACTAAATGTAACTTGACTACCACCAAATAATTGAATTCTAAATTCAGCATGTAGGTTACCGTCTATCCAAATCATATTTTTTTCAGAATCTAGGCTATCAACAGCATGCCAATAAACTTTATACCTTATTCTTATGTGAGGAGGTAAATTTGTTAAGGAAAGGGTATAGAGTCCTGGAGTAGGACCATGGCAAGTAACTGTGCCCAATCCAGAAATATTTGTAAAGGTATAAACATCGGCCCTACTCCATTTAGATAAATCGGTGTCAGCTGACGAACCTTCATTCAAAACTATTGACATTTTTAATCCATTGTATTAGAACTAGCAGAATCGCTATTCACTATAGCTGCACAATTATCGGGCCTAGTGTTTCCACCTGTAGCGTAGATAATTTCTGTATCATCAGCCTTACAAAAACTGGTACGCCCGCCACGCCAGGGTGCATCCGAAACACCGTATGGTGGACCACCAGCGCTACCTCTATCTGTTGGTTGTTGGCCCCCTCGACCACCTGCACCCACTTTAACTTTATATTGTGTACCTGCACCTACTGGATATTTAGTGAGTAATCCAGCACCACCACCACCACCTCCGGCATTAACACAAGGGCCGGTAGCACCCCCACCGCCGCCAGCTATTATACCCACTGTTATTTCTGTTACTCCAGTAGGTACAGTAAATGTACCAATTAATGCATGTTCATATAAATCAGCACTAGCACGTTTAGCAGTGCTTAGACTGTGATCCCACTCTATAGCGTTGCTTCCAGACACCAAGCGAGAAGCACCAAATGCAGTCACATCAGCACTTGTGAATTGATAAGTTCCACCTGTAATAGTTATTCGTACCAGACCACCAGTACCATTACCGCCATTAATCGGTGCAGTCGAGCTGTTAGCTCCATCAGTCTCAACACCACCACCACCGTTACCTATTCCAGAAGCATGAACAGCAGCTGAATTGTATCCGGATAAACCGCCAGTTCCAGCAACACCAGAAGTTGTATAGCCGCCACCAGAGGCACCAGTACCATGGTCCCCTTCACCACCAACTGGCGAAATCCATGATCCACCTGCACCGCCCAACGGACTTGCCGATCCGCCACCGCCGTTACCCATATGACTTAAAGCAGCTGAATAGCCACCTCTATGGCCAACAAACACACCAGGATATGCTAAAGGACCGAATCCATTACCGCCCCAGGCTGCATTAGAAGCAGGAATGCCCGGAGGTAGTGGTGGGGGTGGTGGGGGTGGTGGTACAGTTGTTGTACTAGAAGTTGAAGTAGATGTTGTGGTAGTAGGTGGTGGTGGATATCTATCCTTAGTTGCATAGTATAATTGAGTAACCTCAAGACTAGATAGCTCTCTATTATAAACAAATACTTCGCTTATATCACCATCAAATTCATAACTATCAGAGGAACCAGGATTAGTTTGGTTAGCAAATGTAATACCAATACCAGCAGTGCCTGACGTAGCTGGCAAGTGTACCTGAGAAAGAGTTCTCTCCATTCCGTTAATATATAACTTATTGTATCCTACATAAGTGCTTCCACCGATTGTGTTATGAAATACAGCAGAAACAAACACCCAAGCACCCTTATATTGTGACATAAACGAGGGGGTAACTCCATAAAGATCACCCGATCCATTGTTAAATCCTAATGCTCCTCCTGGCATCCATAATCTATAACCAGTTTGCCATTCCATAGGGAATCCATTAGCATCACCTATGGAACTCCATCTCATCCACATGTTAACGGTATTGTATCCTCCAGGATTTGTATTAATACCGGTTACATTAGATATAGAACTGGTACGATCGTTTATATTAGCACCAAAGTTAAACCTGAAATGCCCGCTTTGCTCCGGACGCCATTCAGGACTGTTATCCAATAAAGCGAAATCATTCTTATTTGTAGTTAAATCAAACCAAGTTTTACCTTTGGTCATATTATTTGTTACTCTAAAGAAAACTTGTTTCTGTTCTCCAGTTAGTAAGTCAAAAGTAGTGGGGTAAAAAGAAACTGATGATTCATTAGGTTTACTCAATACAGATATGGTAATATTAGTATTTGAAGTTTGAAGACCTCCAAAAGTTCCTACAGCGAATGAATCACTTGTCTCTGTTTGGGCCTGAGTAAACGGCACATAAATCGAAGATTCTGTATTGCCTATAATACCAATCGATAAAGGTGCAGGAGCTATAGTTGTAGTAGTTGTTGATGTTGTCACTGAGCCGGGATCTAATTCTGCTACCCTAATAGAAAGACTATCATATATTGCCCCAGGTAATAGTTCTTCGGGACTATGAGCAAATAACCTATCAACAAACTTGCCGCCGCCAACTTTAATGTTACCCGCTGTTAATCCCGATGATGAACCAAAAGTATCACCTACTAAAATTGTATCATTTGTTTGAGAAACGTTACCTACAATTACCGGATTAACCGAACTTATTCCAGGAATAAGTTGATATAGAATTTTAGGTACAATATTGTCATCTGTCTGTACATAAAATCCCATTGTTCTATCATTGGCATTGTCAAAACTAGACGACATTACTTTTGTAAGATTGTTACTTGAAAAGATCGACCCGGTTACAAAATTTTCTGTGGTTTTATATGCTTGACCTTGATAACTTAAATAAGCTCCTTTTAAAACAACAGTATTCGGTTGCCACTCAGATACTTGTGTTGTATATTGCACACGATCAAACTTTAAAGTGGTATGAATCTTTCTTACGGTTTTGTTACCTAATCTAGCAGTTAATACTGCACTACCTGCAAACTTAGAACCAGGCAATGATGATGTAAAAATTTTTGTTCCCTGCCATCTTGACCCATTATATACATAGGTTTTGTCTCCGTATGAATATGAAGTTCCATTAAATGGATTTGTTGGCAACTGAAATGGAGTACTCAACACATAATGTTTAGGATCAGATCTAAGAGGAAATAAGTAACCATTTTCAATTCTAAATGATATCGTACAAAAAGCATCTTGCGAATTATCTGAAGATCCGGCATAATGTTCTATACCACGACCAGTTCCGCAGCCTGGTAATCCAACCAAAATATAACTACTTCTGTACTTAAAATTACTATTAGCGAGACCAGGTTTTCCAAAAATTTCAACACTGGCTCCACACCTTTGTAGAGCTGCATCTAAATTATTTGTTAGTCTATTGATTGAAGGTTCATCGTAAGTATGAACTACAACTACGTGATCATCAGTCGTCATATTTAAGTCTAAAGCTAGATCAGTTGTAGTATATCCTGTATAGCCTATAGAATTCTGTGAATAAATGTCGTAATGTCTAGAGAACGAAACGTACCCATCTGATCTTCTAATTCTATGCATGTGGAATCCACGTACCTGTGCTTTATATTTTACATCAGAATATGGCCCGTAATCTAATAAATCTTTAATTGACGGTTCGGTTCCGTTTACTTCCTCAAATCTCGGGTAAGCGAACTGCCCTCTTGTGTAAGGGTCTGCACAATAATAATGATAACAACGTTGCATTGCCTGCGTTGCACCGGGAGGAAACTTACCATCAGCAATATTTCCATTGTTGGCCATCACACGACCACTAGTGCGTGTATAAATTCCGCTATCAGGATGAGAACTAGTACCTGTGTGCGTGGAAGGAAAAATATACCCTACATGTAAATACCACACATCTTTATCATAATTGCCAGCACTTCTATAATTCCAATAAGGATTAGATTCATTTAAACCAGTGGCAATATTAATTACATCGTTGGAGCTACCAATAGTATGTAACCCATGATAGAATACGCCACCAGCATCATTTGTGGTACGACGCATCCAGACTACGCTTCTATATGTTTTACTTGGATCTATAGAAAAATAATTACCATTCCAACCACCATCAGCATTACCGTCGCCGCTTGGCCTAGTTTCCCATACAATATTAAGTTGATTCCAGGGATCAAGGTCTCGTACTCTTTCATTTTCCTTAGTAAGGCCATTTCGGGGGAATGTTGCAGTTCCGCCCGATCCCAAAGTCCAATCTGCTGTGGATATTTTACTATGACTATAATTCTTTAATAGATTTTGTCTACTAAAGTCACCATATAACCCAAAGGTTAATTTGTTTATTGTGGCTGTGCGAGAGTAAGAATATCCTTCAGCCACTACTGTAAAATTAAATTTATTACTATCATTTGGGCGACGACTTCCAACACCTAAAACTTTTACGATTGGAGTTTGTGTGTAATTTTCTCCGGTTTTATCCATGTAAACTTTGCTGATTCCAAAGTTAGTAGTATCGATTATGACGGAGGCATTAGCTTCCTCTCCAGAAGAATAATCAGTTCGTAATATTTCAATATTGGGAATTATGACATTGCCATTTTGAAAATTTTGGTAACCGTAACCTGGTCTTGATACGACTAATTGGTCAATAGAATACTTATAGTTGCTGAGCCAATTTATATATTCGGGTCTTTGTAGAATTACTGCATCTATTTCTGGGCGGCTACCGTCGGGACTTCTGTATACCTCTAAATCGCGATCATAATAAGGCTGTATGTCAAAATCAGTTATATTACCAACATAAGAATCTATTTTTTCATATGCTGATATAAATTCTCTAATTTTTGTCCTATATGGTTTTATCTCATTAACATAATTTTCTATGTTAGTTTGATAATTGCTTATTGTACTAGCTAACTCTGTGAAATTTTTAGTTATGTGTTTAATAGAGATAAAACTTGTCTTAAAGAACCAATCAATATATTTTTGCTCACCTAAAATATAATTTATAAGATTAAATAATAATTTTGTATATTCAATTTTAAGATCATCTATAAATACTTCTTCTTTTAACCCTTGGAACACATAACGAAGTTCAATATCTTTTCGATTGTCATAAACATTTACATCAAAATCAAAACTATCAAATCCTTCTAATTGAGCCACTGAATCAGATATTTGTATAGATTTATTTGCGAGTCCGATTAGTCTCGGCTGGAACTTGCCATTTGCCATGCTATCAAATTGGTATAGTTCCCAATCACCTAGAGACTCTTCGTAATCATTAACAATATTACCATACCTTATAGTGGTATTAGAATTATTATTAACCTTAACAATTAATCCATCAGTCAAATCTAATTTATAAACATCTTTAAATTCGTTAACTATATTATCGGGTCGTGTTTGGCTGGTATAACCGGGAGCGTACCAATCTATATAATACCATATGTTTTGAACATTAAAACTTTGTTTTTTAATTAAACTTAAAACAGTGTTTTCGGCTGTAGGAAATACTCCCACAGTACCTTTTCTTTGATATAAACCCCAACCATTTAAAGTTTCATCATTTTTTACTAAGATTTTTAACGTTTCTAAAGTCTGTGCCGGATTATAAATTTGACTCTTTGTTTCTACAATTACGTTATAGCTTGTACTACTAGGCTCAGGGTCACTGGCAAAAAAATTGTCAGAAAAAATTGTAGATTTATTTCTTAGTTTAGAAACAACTGGATATTGAATTAAAATATCATTTATATACTTTATAAGATTTTTTCTAGCATTTTGCTTATCTATTATTAAAGTTTGGTTTGGTGCCACACCTAAACCAATTTTTTTCTGAGCAGAGAGAAATGGATCTGGAACTAAACTACCATTTACATCTAATCCAATTACGCTATCAATTAACTTATTTTCTAAAGCTATTGGGAAGGCAAAATTGGGATTACCATCTTGTAACAATGTAAAATCACTGTGAATAATTTGATCGGTTACTAATTTTTTACTTGACAGATATAAAGTCGTCTCATCTTGAAACAAAAATGGTCCTGCATTATATAAAGCTATGGCGTCATCACGTAAAGCAGCCATGAAAGGTATGCCTTGGGATATTGGATCTAAAATAATAGATTCAATCGAAATAGTCGTTTTCTTTTTATTAGCAGCAGATTTGTTAGTTTTTCCTCTAACCCAGAAATAATATTTGGTTTTAAAACTACCAGTTTCTTTGTCAACATAAACCGAATCAGAATAATATTCGTCATTTGCATACAAAGGAGTACCTTCTAATCCATTTGTAACATAGACAGAAGGAAGATAATCACTATCTATCCATTCGTACACTTCAACAGTGCTACCTGGAAACAATTTACCCCAGTTTTCTACTCTAGAACGTAATTCACCTTGTTCGTAGTCCACAAATCTACAGTTAGAAGTATTCCACCAATAGGTCCCGACTTGGTCTTGACCCCAGAAAATTTCTTCGCTGAAATAATAATTACTACTTGTATCATTTCTTCTGTAAGCAGCGGGATCACGACTAGCTATTATATCAATTTCTTCTCTAGCTGTACTAAGGATTCTGCCCTTATTTGGATCATATAGATCCACTCTAGTTAGTATTTGTTTATTTTTATTATTATATAGATAGATATTGTTGATACTTTCAATATCAACAATTTTGTTAAATTGTCTTACTACCTCAAATTTATAGACATATATTTCTTTTACCGAAGTTACAGTTTGAGTTCTAATTAATTCACCGCCTATACTTACATCCCTAGCAATATCTTCATCAGTAGCATCTTCAATGGTATAATACAATTCTTCAGATTCATCAGCTGAAAAAACACAAAAATTAATAGCGTCACTATAATCAACTGACTGAACAATTGAATTAGCTATCTCACAATTAATTCCAACGATATTATATATGTTTGTTATGTCAGTACTACTGTCAACAGAAATTTTAGATTCTACATCAGAAAAAATTGCTTTATATACTGCCCAAGAGTAAGGGTAGGTAACTTCATTAACATAAATTAAATCAGATTCAAGAAATCCATATTTAGGTACGTGAGAGTAAAGCTCGGTTAAGTTTGAATATCTTAATTTTTCAAAATCTATCAATTCTGCTTGGCGATTATCGACTGCAAAATTGTTTTCTATCCCAGATTTAATTACACAAATCTCTGTTTCGGTTACAGTAAAAATTGGATAGAAACCATCAACCATTGTGTCTACACCACGAACTGCTATCATGTCTCCTATTTGACATTCATGTGCAGAGTCGCAAACTAATATTAATTTATTATCAAGATCAGATCTTGCAGCTATGATCTTAACTGGTGATATGTAGGCCCTATAAACCTGCCAGTTATTGTTAAAATCTTTAGCCACCCATATTTTGTACCCGTTATATAAGTTTAATAACAAAGTACTGTCAAAAGTTGCATAATTTCTTATATCAAAAACTTGACTATTAATTTCATCAATATTAACGAATCCGGCACTTTGAATGTCATCCTCATAGAGTTTATATTTTCCACGAATTTGGTCTTCAATTATACTCTTAACAAGTGGTGATAGAATTTGGTCATTTATTAATCTATACCCTTCTTGGTTAGGATGAATGCCATCTAACGAAAGATAATTTTTTAATTCTGTTAAGTTATAGACATCAGCTAAGTAATCTCCGTATTCATTAGAAACTTCCCTCATTGCTTTAGCATACAATGATAAATCATTAGTTCCAATTGGAGCAAATTGCGTATATTGACTTTCAACATCTATTTTAACTGGCGTTTGCCAAATTACAATTTTATCCTTTGGTAATCTTTCCCTTAAAGCAATTAAATTAGATTTGTAGATAGATATAGGTACACCATATCTAGCGTCGTTCAAACCATGGTTTATTACTACTATATGAGATTCTATGTTATCAGGCCAAACTCCATTAACACCATCATTGCCTGTTAATAAATCCTGACTTTTAGAATTTTCAACAGACCGTGTTGTTACAGCTACATCAAAAACATTTTCTAAACTTTTGAATAGTAAGAAATCGGGTGGTTCATCTACACGACCTGTTACTTTATCTTTAAGACAAACTAGATCCGAATTAATATCTCCGATACCTTCTGTTGCAGTGTCTTGAATTTCATTAATAGCTACTTCTTCTATAGACCAATAGACATCCTCAGTATCAAAAATTGATGTTATATTTAAAAAAACATCATCGCCCATTTTAGTTTCATCTACATAATAATATGTACCGTCTTGGGTTCTCGCACGAGGTCTATCCGGATATAATGCAGGCTCAATACTAATATGTACTTTTTGAAATGCGTTTTTAGTTGTAAACTCAATACTCAAATCCGATGGAGAAAGCAAACTTACAATAGAAGGTTGAAGAGCATCGTCGTATGTAGTGGTGGAAAGTTGAATTTCATCCGCGGTTGGGGTTTCTAGCGTTACAAATAATTTTTCATTTGGCGTCATAGAAGTGAAATTTAATAAAAAAGGTTCACCTGCACGAACATAATCTTGATATCGTTGGTTGTGAACTCCGGTAATATGAATTGAATATGATGATTTTTGCGTTAGATCAATCGAATAACCATGTCTTTTAGCAATACGCACGCTATATCGATCCGCTTCAACTTTTTTGCCACAAATAACACTATCACCAAACAACTCAACTTTCCATAATTGTGGTTCAATAACATTTCTATTTCTAAAAATATTTGGCGAGTATTCAGAAGGATATAAGAGAAAATCTCTAAATTTTACAGGAACAATTAATTTGTTTTCAACCTCTTGGTTCGAATCAAGCATCTGATACGCAATTGGGTTATCTGTATACAAACTATTTTTAATAGGAAAACTATATTCTGGATTATTATCTATCGCCCCGTAAACACCAAGTCTTGCTCCCCATTCCTCGTAAAGTTCTATTGTATTTTCTACATTGGAAAATATGCCTCTTTCAAATGCACGAATGGCATTTGCAGTACCTTTTTCTTTAATAAATCCTTGATAAAATTTTATTTGTGAAACAGGATCTAACCCCAGATTGTTCAGATAGTCTCTTGTTCTATACCCAATTAAACTGTTACTGTATATTGTTAAATTTTCGTCATAAGGCAATAGGTCAACGTCATATATATCTGAGAACTTTACAGCATTCTGACTTAAATTCGGAAGTAGACCTTCCCTAAAACTGGAATCTAATCTTATCCAATAATTAAAATTAAAAGAATCTGATCCTTCAATATCTTTTAGGGCACTGTAATACAAAGATTTATATTGAACAATTTCGCCTTTCTTGTAATCATAACTTGACTGCCATTCATCTACTTTGCCATCAGAATATACGAACCCCGGAGGTGTTAATTCACCATCCCATGAATTTGTTACTGACCCTACTATTTTTAGTCTAGTTTGTCTATCACCAACTTCGGGTTTATACAAAATATCGTTAAAGATACTAATATTATCTAGCAATAGTACATGTTCGTATTGAATTAGGTTAAGTCTCAATAAAGCTATGGTTTGCCCACTTACTGTAGTTATAGTTGTACGTTTACTATCGCGTAATATGCTGAAATCATTATTTCGAATAATATTATAATTTGTACCTAAAATTTGCGACCCATAAACATAATTGTCTATTTGGTCAACAACATAATTTTCAGAATATACATGTATAGTATCAATTATAGGACTTAAGACAAGAATGTTTCCAGAATCCCACCCTTGTTTAGCCCATGTAATGAATTCTTGTACGCTTAAACTAAAATTCCTAACAGATTGTAATTCGGTGTCATAGGTGTCAAAAATAATACCTTGTGCCGACAGGTACCTTTGATAACTGATTAAAAAATCAGCTACCTGTTGCAAAGACACAAATTCAAAACCATAAGGAATTTTAAGTTTTTGTGGTAAAAATTTATCAAACAATACTATAGTTTCATCTAGAACATTAATAGAATAACTTGTACCATTTACTTGGCTAGGAATTATTGTAAAATAAGGAAACTTTTGATCATAACCATTTACACTGAATCCCCTAGAAGTTCTTTCAATTACAACAGCACTATAAGAAATTGTCTCAACAGGTAAACTTTTGTGCAAATATATATTATAACTTTCTTCGGGTATAATCAAACTTTGACTTTTACTTGTAAGACTGATTTGATTGGCTAAAACATTAATATAATTTTTATTAGTGAATCCGGCAAATTTATATGCTAAATTTAAATTAGAATTATCAATAACATTTCTTAAAGTTGTAGAAGCATCTATACCAAGTCCCACTAGATACCCGTGAATCCAATTTATGTAACTTGATGCCCTTTGAACCTTATTGCCAATAGTTTCACCATTTACTATTATATTTTTGAAACTTAACCTTAGATTTGTATCTTTAACAGAGTATTGTCTTGTCTGTGCATCAAATCTATAATTAAATGTGTCTAATAACAGACCAAAATATTGTGCCGGTTTTAATAATGCAAAGGCTTTTTGTTCTGCAAATACATATTCACTGCTTCTAGCCCATGCCGATTCAACAGGGCCATAGTCACCAACTGTAAAATTCCCGGACAACCTTTCGCTATCGAAGCCTGATATTAAGATTTGCTGCGGTGACAGTAAAGTACCTGTTTTATCAACAGGAATGACCTTTTCAAATCCAGGTCTAGCGTAAGAAGAATTAGTTGCTGTAAGATATGTACTAGCAGAGGGAATCTGTGTACGTCCATTTACAATAGCTGATATAAGGTTTGATCTTTTGGCACTTTCTTGCCAACTATAGTAGTTATCCCACCAGTTGGGTTTGATTGAATACCCTAACATCTCCCATGGATGAGTGTGTGGACGATCCGTGTCAAAAAAGTATTTGTAAATACCACGCCAGTACCCGGGAACACGTTGATTATCTAAATCTCGTGCTTCTCTGTAATTCCAAGACCATTCGTCATTGGCACTGAAAAAACTATTAGTTGTATAGTCTAAACTATTCTCACCTACCCATTTTAAAAATTCTAAACTTAAAACAGATGTGAATTCAGCTCTAGAATAACTAGTGGTCCTATACTTGCCAGGTATTACTCTACGTCTATTAAATAAACTTTCAGTAAATCTTACTTTAATATTATTAAAAATTCTAGTTTCTAATTCTAAAATAAGATAATCTCTTATGTCATTAAAAGCCGGTAATAAGCTACCATCATGCCCTTGAATTACGTAAAAAGGTTTGGAATATGTTTCATCTAAAAATTTTTCAGGTACATAACTAGGATACATACCTAACTTGCTAGGTGTTTCCGGAATATAATTTCCATCTGTGTTAGTATATTCCTTAATTGTGAGAACATCACCTTCTTTTAGATTAACTGTGTTTGATAAATTTAATAAATTGTTAGTTATTGTAAAATCTATATTGCGTTTTAGAATTTTATTATTAATATATACTAAAATTGCAATATTACTAGGTTCATCTTTAAATGTTAAATTCAAATTATAGATTAATTGAATATTGCTTGTTACCCTTCTATTTGTAATAGTAACGCCGCGACGACCGAACGGAACCATATCCGAATAATAGAAAGGAAAATTTTCATTTTTAACTTCGGAAAATTTTTCTAGAATTTCATCTAAAATAGCAGGTACTTCGTTTATATTTCTATCCAAATAATTGTTTATTGCATCTAGAAATCTATTTTTAAATCTTGTATATTCTTTAGCAGCATAATCAATGGCATGAACATAGTTTGTTTGTTTATTGGTTAAAAATGCTATAGCCGGTGCGAGACTAGCACTATGTTGTAAAATAGTTCCAGGAATACCTTTATAACTAATGTCTCGTAAGTTATTTGATTGAAAAATGTTTCCAATAAGAAATCTGCTATTCTCACCAATTTTCTTAAGATTGTTTCGCAATTGTCCAAAAGTAATACTACTGATTAATTCGTTAAAGGGATTATTTTCTAAATTACCTGGGATTTCGTAATATCCAAACGAAGAAGGCTGAGGTGCATATAAAAAAATGTCAATAATATCATCTTTGACAAGAAGTCTATAATCAATAACTACTGCTGTCCTCTCACCAACCAATTCTACTCTATATTCTGGGTTTACTGAATTGGTTAATTGTAAAAATTCACCGTTTAAAAATATTTTTAAATTCGATGTTATTCCTAAGGGTGCAGTAGGAATTTTTCCTATTTCAAAATAATTAGTGATAGCATCATATTTGCTTCTTATATGTTGATATTGTTTAGATTCATTATCAACCGCAGTAAAATTATTAGTAAGTAAAAAGGAATAACGACCAGTAATTTTTCTAAGATAACCAATGTTAATTGATTTTTCTACTCTGTTTGTAAGTGCTTGATTAAGCCGGTATGCGAAGGTGTCATTATCAAAGTTATTTTCAAACTCAATATCACCAGAAAGGTTTAAATTGTTAGAGTAGGTTAGAGAAAAAGGCAATACATCATCCACTGCACCATTGCCTAGTTTGTAACTAAACACTTTTGTCCCAGTAAAACTACTGTCTGTATATAGGTCTGCTAAACTGCTTCCGTTATTATTAACCACATCAAACAACGGTGGTAAATTAATACTTGTTTTGGTTTGTCCTTGCTGCCAATCATCTTTATTAAAATAAAAACTTTTACCAACATTTTCACCATTTTGTACCACCACTACATCATAATTAGTAATCGAGTCTATTTCTGCAAGAACTACTCTAGGTTGGTTATATTTTACACCAATTAAATTGGTATATGTTACATTTACTGGCATTTCCAAATATGCTTCGGATATTCCTCTTATTTCTGCTATTCGACCTATATATGAATTATTTGACTCATATAAATCAGTACCAATCTCTAATTGTGTTATAAAATTTGTATTAACACCACTTACTCTATTTTTAGAAATAGTAACAGTACCAGATAATTGACCATCAAATACTACTGAAGATATTTGATCTAACCGATTAATTTTGTATATCTTATTTTTTACTAACGAAGAACTATCATTACCAAAAACAACAGTTTGCCCAACTTGTAATGAAAAACCCACTGTTTTAAGGTCAGCGAATTTGATATTTGGTAATACAGCAAATGCGTTATTAAACTTTTCTAACTGACCACGGTTTATATACTTGAAATTTTTGTCAAAGAAATAATTTATAAATCCTTTCAAAACTCTACCAGAATTAAATAACTGCAAATCGGCATCAAATTCAATAATAGGCCTTTGTGCATTTTGCAGACCGCCGAGATCTAATTGATAATTATTTCTTTTATAAGATTCAATAATTACATCTTTGTGAAACCAACGATTTATTCTAGCCCATGCGTTACTGTCTAAGCTAGATCTATTCATTACAATATAGTCAGGAACTTGTGACCCTTGAAAAACTTCGTCATATTTGCCAACATCAAATTGTTTTATCTCATAAGCAGATTCAACAAGATTTTCAGTTACTTCCGGTACAATTAATAATTCTAAATCTACAAATCTAATCGCTTTTCCTACACCTTCAACAATGAAAGTTTTGTTATGGTACTGGCTTGGGATAACAGTATCATCAAACTTAATCTTCATACCATTTGATAACGTTAGTCCATCGGGGGTCGTGTACGTGCTACGGCCAATAATATCGTTTACATTAATTGTAGTGTAGGCTTTGTCAATTATTTCAATTTCGCCAAAATAATCTTTCTTACTGTGTTGATAAAAAAGAAAATTAGTTTCGGCTGTGACACCTTTAAATTCTGCAAAAGAACTGCTAGGAATATAATATTCTTTACCTTGTTTGAATCCTTTGTTTATTAAAACTCGAACATTTTGCGGAACACTACGAACATAATTTAATTGTACCCTTGCTGGTTGCCCAGAGTATTTTACTATATCTATACGCCATATACCGCTACGACGTTCTATGGGAACAATTTGTCCATTTCTATCAGTCCAATCACTGTTCGATGTACTTGTGCTTAGGAAGATGACTTCGGTATTATCGGGGTAAAACTGTTCGCCATCTAATTGATTGCTCATACCTTCACCAAAATTCCAAATTACATTGTCAAGTAAAGAAAAGTTAGTTGTTAAAGCATATTCAACATGATCAATTTGTGGATATCTAAGTAAGGCATCTTGCGTTGATTCAAGAGGTGGTGTAAACGTTATTGTTGATGATCCATTATTACTAACCCCAGCAACTTCTCGACTAGAGACACTAGGACTATATTTTTTTGTTCCATCTTTGCCAGGTTCAGTTTGAATGAATAAATTACCCTGTAACGAGCTTACATTAAACGTATAGGTAACTCCTCTTTGCAGAACAATCTTTGGATTGTTTTGAGTACCAGCAACATCTATGTTAAAGGCATAACTTTGATCAATGAAATTATAAGTAGTACCAGGATATACTTTTTTAGTGCCTATGACTATCTCTTCTGGACCAGCCGGTAACCAGTAATAATTTCTGTAATTAATTAACTTATCAAAATCAACAGGAGGTGTATACGCATAAGATATATTATTAAATAATCTATCATGATTAGACGTAATGCCACCAAAATATGAAATTTGGTTTATTAAATCGTTATAATTTGCAAAACTTTCAACCTTAGAAAACTTATTTTTTAATACCAATCCAACTTCGAGTTGATAATTTTGTCTTAATTTGCTTATTTCGCTGACATAACTATCATCTTTATATCCAAAATTTCTTCCAATATATCCATTCACTCTCTTAAAGTTAGGTTCGCTGACAAGTTGGTCTAAGGTGCTGCCTAGAAATTTCTTGTTAGCATCAGTTTGGAATATTCCAGGTAATAGTTTAATAGTTTTTCTACTGAGAGCCATCTTCAATCCATCAAGTTGTAATTGGTTGTAGTTCTAAAGTTGTTATCGAACTTACTATTTCCACATCATCAACTGTGGCAGCACTAATTAATAACTCATATGGCTCACTATTGATTTGGTACAAATTGCCAAAAGTCATATTAAGATTCTTACTAGTAATAATAATTGCAGCTATGTTAGGACTTAACGTTTTATGAAGGTAAGCTGCTAATTCGCTAAAATAGAAGACTTCGCCAAAATCCCAATTTTCGGTTGAAAAGAATTCGTTCACAGCCGCGATGACTGATGATTTTATTTCAGCGTCGGTTACCGAAATGTTTGGATTTTTGACTACCTTAAAAACAGATTGGAGTTTTACATCTGCCTTTGATCCAAATAAAGGTTTATAAACTGCACTTTGTATGACAATTGTATCGCTAATAGCTTTTAAATTTTCTAATTCAGTATACTTGTTTTGAAGTTCTAAGTCGGTCGGAGCGTCGGGTTCGCTAAGTTTACCTGATGTGTCCTCCAACCATAATCTATAATTTGTTTCATATTCTGCGGTTAAAACATATATGTCGATAATGTTTCCAATATTAGGATCAATCCTATTTGAGTTTGGAGAATTATGTCTATATTGATATCTAATTTCTTGTCTACCAACAAAACATTTATAGTTAGGAACAATAACAGAAGATGTACTGTTAAGTCCAACACTTAACTCTTTTAGTCCGTAAGCATCTAATTGGCAACGATAGAATTGTTTTTCTCCTCTAGCAAAAAACAATTGGCCAACGAGGTAATTTTTAATTTCAGCTAGTATATCTGCTTTTGTTAGATAATTATCGATTACCTTATTATTGTCTAATAGTTCATAACTTGTAAAATTTGAATTATTCTTTACTAATTGGAAATATACTAGATTTTTATTTGTAAATTTACCATTTCTAAACATTAGTGCTTCTGATAAATTATAAGTCAAGGATTGAATGTCGGTCAAAGTAAGGGAATTGTCTAATAATTTACCTACATAATTATCTAATTCAATTTGTGTTGGAAATCTTCCTACATTTTTCTTGAAAATATAATTTACTCTAGTTGCATTCTTCTTAGCATTTAAAGAAGCAAAACTTGTTATATACGGGGCTCCAGATACAATTTGTTCAAAGATATTATTAACGTCAGGGACACCATCTTGATTGGTGTCTGCATAGGTTAGATTAATACTTTTGTTTTCGATAAATCCATCACTACGTTTAATTTCACTTTCAATGAACCAGGTTAAATTTTCATTTAAACCTTTGTTAGAATCTAAAACAATTATTTTGTCATTAATTACTTCGTTATTCACAGGATCATAAATTTGCAAATCAGAGTCAAAAAAGAAATTAGTTTCTTTCGGACTATGAAATACATACTGTAAATTCTTATAAGAAACTACATATTTTTTATGAGTTGAATTAAACTCAAATTTGATCCACCAAGCATTAGGATCAGAAAGCAATGTAGCATCAACCATAACCCAATTACTAGAAGCAGTTGTATATACAAGTCCGAAATTTTCATTAACTAGAATTTTACTGACCATTGCGTCGACAATAACAGTACGTAATGAATTTTTAAACGTTGGTATAATGGATTCAACTACAGCACCAGTGGGAATAGCTAAATTTATTTTAACAGGTCCGGTACCATTGGAAAAATTTCCAGTCCCGTTATTACTACCATCACCGTAAACCTGAGTAATTGCTGCAAATTTAGCCAATGTATCTCCGGTCTTTTGCAAAGGTCCTTTTAACATATTCAAGTTTGAATTGAAATGATAGTTGTAATCTGGCACAAATTTAACTAATGCACCTGTAGATAGGAATCTTTTATCATTTTGTATTGTTGGCCCAACAGGAATTACTTGTCCGTTATAAGTAAAATACCCTGTGGATACACCTGTTTCTGTTGAACTTAAATGCCATTTATAATTAGTTGAACAAGTTCCTGTACCAAATTCCTCAACTATTATTTCACCAAGCAAATGATTAGTTCCCCAACCGGGCGGTCTGTCGTAAAAAAACCCACCACCATCACCGGCAACGAAATTTTTTGTTTTGGCTAAATGTCTGTTCGCTAAAGGACCAGATACAACTGCATCAGCAGCGGCAAAAAATATGTCGTAAAAGTTTTCAGAATCTACGTTAATTTTTGTTACTAAAGTTGAGTTTACCCAAAAAGATAAACCGCCTACATCTGGCGTACGGTATAAACCATATCTATATTCATCATTACTTAATTTATATTCATTGTTACCTAGATAAAATTTAAGAATTTTTAAAGTTTGCTTTTTATATTCCTGTGTTGTATATGAACCTTTATTTGCAGCAACAAAATCATCTATGTTATACGCCTTAGTGGTATAGTTACGAGATACATAATAATAAACGCCGGGAACAACATTAGTAGTATCCCATGTTATCGTACCGGTACTACCTCCATTATTTTCAACAGTACCTACAGTAACATTTCCTAACACACCACCTGTTTGAAAAGATTTTATATGAACAGGTTGATTTGATAAATTTACTAGAGATAATTGTTCACCAACTTTTATTCTTATAGTTGTATTTGGTAACGAGCCTTTTTCAGTAACTTGATCTACCGTACCTATCCCTGTGTTGATCGCAGTAGATAGAGGAGTAACTGCATTTACTGTCACTGTATATGTTCTTTTACTACCGTCCTCAATTATATAACCGGAAGCCATAAATTCAACTTCAAAGGTATAAATGCCAGTTTTGGAAAATTGAATTACACCTATCTGTTTGATTCCATTAGAATCAATTATATCTAAATCAGAAATAAAAGGATTTGGAGACCAAGGAGCAGTTTCAATACCAGTGTAAGTTTTTTTTACTCTAAACAATGCCCCGGGAGGTGCATTATAGATAGTAATATATGAAGTTGATCCTAATTCGACAGTCATCGAAGTGCTAACACCAACTGAGCCATTAGTTGGGCCTATGGTAGGATTATAACTTGTTAAAATAGAGTTAATATAAAAGTTATCAGTTTTATTTGCCCGTAGTGCATAATTTAAAGTTCTTTTACCATTTTCGTCTGATCTAAAAACCGTCCCTATAGTGTTATCGGTTGCACCATACCTCATAAAGTTTGTTGTTCCAACCGATATTATTTCATACACTTCACCCTTTATTATATTTTCTTCATATACTAAACTATCTTCTAAAATATGCGGTAATACAGTATCATGAAAAAAGTGCATGACATTTTTATTGTCAATGACTTCGGGAATAAGAACATTTCTAATAAATTTTAAAGATTCTAATCTATTAAGAGCGGTAAATTCTAAGGTATCAATTTTAGATTCAGAATAGAGTACTCCATCATTACCAAAAATATTTGTGCTTGAGTATTTGCCTGTTACATCTAATGTATCTAAGTATCTGCTTAATCCTGAACTAATTCTATTAATTGCTTTGACTTTTTTAATATCAGAAAACGTTGTATAGGGAAGGATATTATAATCCTCCCCGGTAATCATACGATTTTGAGTATAATATTGCTGTGGAGCACGCTGTTTAATTTCGTCGGCCGACTCTCTTGCTTTGGCATTTGCCACTGTGTATCGTAGACTAGCACGAAAAGTTACAGTTTCGACTCTATTATTTCTACTAATATAGTCAAAACTAATTTGAACACCTCGTATCTCGTCTGGCGTAATTTTATAAGTATTACCGTTACTTACTCTATAATATAATCTAAATTTACCTTGAGGAATATTTGCAAATGAACCATCACCAAAAACTAAACTTATTTGATCGTTACTTCTGCTGTTGACCTGATATATATTTTTACTTTTGCTAGTGTTGTAAATTACATTGGTACTAACCACTTGTTCCCAGAGAGTATCAACAAAACCCGAAGAATCTAAACTGTATAACCATATGTCTTGGTTATTAATATTGTCTATATCAATATTGACTATTTTGTTCGGCAAACCTGTATCAATGGTAAAATCTAAATTGCTTAACTCACCTTGTTTGAAATATAAAAAGAATCCAGTATTGTTACTGTCATTACCATTACTGTCATTTCTATATAAAAGATTATAGATTTGGTTGATGTCCGGTGGTTTCTCGTAGATATAACTTTTACCAGTGCTTGTTGCACTTACAACTTCAAAACTTGTTGTTAAACCGTTTACACTAGATTCAAAACGATAAATTGGTAATATGTTGTTAATAAGATTAATACCATACTCTTCGGTTCTTATATTATTAATGGTATTTCTATTAGATGGCCTCCCAAATGTTTGATATGTAACTAGACTGGCATTGATAACACTCACAAACTGCTCAAACCAATTGGAATTTCCAAGGTCGTTCCATATAACAATTCTATTACTTAAATCTAGACCATCACTATCGAAAATAGTTTCTGTGGTGCTTACACTATCAATTTTAAGGTAACCTGATGCACATATATTTCTTTTTGGGTTGTAACTTATCAGTCGTGCTAATTTTAAGATACTATCTCTACGCTCGGCTGTATCAATAAAGTTTTCTCTTGCATTCAAATCAGTTCTAAATGCTAAACTCTGCCCTAAATAAGCAATTAGATCAATTAATGCAATAAACTCAGAACTTTCAGTGAAATCGTTGAACTCTTCAGCATAATTGATTTTGATATAGTCAATCATAGTTTTTCTTAGACTTTCAAAGTCATAAGAAGTAAAATCTGCGTCCCTAAAAGTTTGATAAACTTTAGTCCAGTTTTCAGCTAACAATGATCCAGTTTGGCGACTTGTAATTGGCATTTTTTAATGGCTATTGTATTATTTATCGTTACGTAACCATGGTAGTTGTACCTGAGCTGCGTTTCGCAGCATCTCGGTCAAACCTCATAGATAAACTTGTTACTTGATTCGTTGGAATATAAACAACTTCTATTTCGACTACAATACCTTGCCCAAAATCACTAACATTTACATTTTTTGCAGCTAGTCTAGGATCATAACCTATAATAGTTTTAATATCAGCGGCGATGGCGTCTTTGACATTTAAAGTAAAAGGTTCAAACAAAAGATCCCAAATTATAGTGCCAAAACTGGGATTCATTAATTTTTCACCTTTTCTTATATGAAAATGGTTGAAGAGATCCTGTCTAGCTAACTCAAAGTCTGTTAGTTTATATTTTTTAATTCTATTAAAAGTACTGTGACCAAGATATGTAGGCATAATTTAGTATTTATATACCGCCAGGTCGCTTCTTTACCGCTGCTGCACCTAAATTATATAATTTATTAAAACTATTACCAAATGCATCAACTTGATTATTTCCGGTTAATCTAGCCGATTTGGCCGCATCGTTGCCTAAGGAATATCCAGCCACCAACATACCGGCTACAGTCGATTTAGTGTCATTATATTTAAACACACCACTTACTACCCCATCTTTATAATTCTTTTGCAACGTTTCAACAAAAACGTCAGTTTGTACTGTTTTGTTGGACAGAAATTCAGATGCCTTGGCTATACCATCTTTTCCGGTCCAACTTGCTGCATCTTGTAACGCAGCAGCAGGGTTTTTAGAATACTGATCTAAAGCAGATAAAGCTATATGTCCCGTATTAGCAAGATTTTGTGCAGTTGCAGCATATGCACCTAATGCACCATTGGTAGCTACTTGCAAAGGATTGTTATTGCTAAATGTTTTTTCAGCCTGTACTGCTATTGCCTTAACATCCCCAGTATCTAATGGACCTACAGTTTCAGTAATTGTTGGGGCATTCTCACTTAACATGTCTGTTTCAGTTATGAGGTCATCTCTATCTATACTTTCATTTGCTGCTTCTTCTATACCAGGATCTCTTTCACCAGCAATTACTGTTTCCCCTTCTTCATTGAGATTAAAACCTTCATCATCTGTAATACCACTATCATCTACAGCATTATCAGCGTCAGGTGCAGTTGCATTTTCTAATTCGGTATTGTCATTTTCGGTATCTTGCACAGCGTTGCTCTCTGCACTAGCTGAACCCGATTTCCTATTCCATGGTTCGTGTGTGGGCACGATTGTGGCCACACTCTTTAACTTACCTTCCTCCACGATCCATTGTCCGGTACCGGATTTCTTAGTGTCGGCCAAAGACTTCAATGGAATATCTCTCGGTTTTGTTACAACAGGCCCCGGTCCCGAGTTTAGACCAATCGTACCACCAGTCATCATAAGACTTTGTTTAGCAGTAAAACTTCCACCACCCGATGTGTACAAATCTAACCGTCCGTCGGATCCTAATTTTAAACTACCCCCATATACAGTAACTCCACTAAGTCCTTTTGCTGTAATTGTTGCTGCTTGTAAGTTCATTTGACCTTTTACATTGAGATTAAAATTGCCTCCAACATTAACATTCATATTTCCGTCGGCATGAAAATTAAGTTCAGCTTTTGTTCTAAAATTTATACTATTACTTGAATAAACATTAAGGTGACCGGCCTTGCTCATCTCTATATAGGTGCTACCACTTGCACTGATAATATATAAAATATTTTCAGAATCATCCATTAATATTTGATGACCACCAGCACTACGCCAACGAGTTAAATTGTTTTTACCATCCTTGTCCCCGTCGTCCATGACAAATGTGTGGCCACCTTTTCTCGTTTTAATTCTACGTTGCAAACTTGGTGCATTTTGAGCAGGATAAGCACCTATTGGGCGACCCGGCGTGCTCACACCAAAAACACCGGCCGGTGTTTCACGCTGACTTGTGCTCGTTATCAGTCCTCGTGTTCCAGTTAGTCTTTTTCTATCTAATCCTTGTTCTACTAGTATTTTTAATTGAGCCTCGTGAACTGGTTTTTTATTTGTATCTATGTCGCTCCAATTTACTGTTTTATCATACTCGTTAAACTCAACAACCGGATATGGCTGTCCAGGTTCAACTATCTTTTGTAGTGACGGATCTTCCACCGGAGCGAGTTTTTCTGTTGATGCAATACCAGGTACCATATAATGCCCTACCTGGTTAGGCACGCAAGCGAACCAATAACCACGTGCAGGATCACCACCAACGAAAGTGCATAAAACCCAGTTTTCTAAATCAGGTACATTATACCACATACCATATGTATGTCTTACTGTTTTAAAGCTATTCTTATCCGATGCACCGGGAACAGGAGCTTCTTGAGCAAAAGGGTCTTGATAAGTAGATCCCAAAAAAGGACTAGCATAATTTACTGTCCTCCAAAATTTTGGATCTGTTTCTATACCACCAAATTCCGGAATCCATATTTGTAAGCGTCCTGTCATCAAAGGATCGCGATTTTCTTTTACTATACCAATGTAAGGACCAGAATCATACCGAGCACCGTCAGTATTTTCTCGTTGTACCCAATCTGCGGTTTTTCTTGATACGCTATTTACAGTTGACATTTATACTGATCCTGGATAAAGACTAGCATCAACGGCAAATTCTTCTGGCCATGATTGTATATCAGCGTTAGCCAATTCAAAATCAGTTTGCGGATTAAATTCTTCTGTTGACGATGTTGCGTCAGGATTACCACCAATCAATTCACCACCTTCACCATATTCGTTTTCATAAAATCCAGAATCAACTCTGTTCTCTCTATCTTCAATTCCTAGTGAAGGATTTGATATTGACCTATTTGGGTTGTTTTCCTCTCTAGATACCTTCTTATTTTGTGTGTCAGCCGGTTGGTCAAATAAACGTACACATTTTAATTTTTGTTTAAAAACACCATTATTAAAAGAATTATCTACTTTAATGATTGAATATATACCCGAAAATGCACTATTTTTATTTTCAAATTCGTATAACCCAGTTGACAGATTGATGTCTCTTGGTATTTTAAAATTAAGTTGCATGAACAATTGTTTCTTATCCATTAATAAACTTGTGGTACTTCTAGCCGAGCTAGGTGGAATCCAAACATCATCTTGTTTTATTAAGTCGGGATCACCGGCAATTTCTAAATCAATGCTTACCATATCAGCACCAGATTTGTTGAAAACTGTGTTAAATAGATCTACTGCTTGTACAGACTTTTTACTTCCATCATTAAGTTGGTTATGCGAGCGATTTGTTGGTGTAGTTTCTATTCGAAGAGTTTGTAAACCACCGCTGCCTGACGAAGATTGATTACTGCCCACAGAAGCAGCACGAACTTGGTTAGGATCAATTCCTTCAGCAAAGGCATATTCATTTGAAGTATCAAGATTATCTTTCGCGGTTTTTGACTCGAATGCAGTTAAAGATTGAAAAAATAATGTATTAAATTCAATCTTTAAATCAAAAATTTCTTGATTCTTACCCATAAAAATATAATTATATTCTTTATCCATTACTGTGGGAATTGATTTTTTAGCATTGGGAAATTGCTGATTATGATATTTAAACTTTGTTATGTTAAAAGTAATTTTCTTTTTATATAACTTACGCTTATTATCCCACTGATCTAAATACTCTACTGTAGTAATAATTTTATGTAGATTGAGAGGTTGGCTTTTGACATTTGCTTCATTTTGAGATTCCATTTCATTCGAAGGGGGTATTATCTGAGATCTATAGTAATCACTACTACGAATTATATTGTTAACAACTTCTATTAAATTAGAACCTGCATTAATTGGTATGATTCCAGAAGCTTGATCTAGAGAATCTTTTGGTGTTTTATCGTTTTGAGCCGGAGCTTGTGTTAGATTATGAAAGTCTTTAACAAAAATAGTTGCTCTTTCTATATCCGGATCTATGACAAACACATATTCGTCAGCAACGCCTTGATATCCTTTTTTAACAAGTTCTTTTTGATATTCATTAAGAGCATCTACTAAACTTAAAGTGCCATAGGATTTTGGTTTGGGACTGGCATTGATTCCTAATCTTCTTGTTTCGGCTTCAGTTTGAGATTCGTCCCTTGTAGGGTTGTTTACTGCGTCAGGTTTGGTACCATATGGCGGTAAGTCATATTGAAGATCAGATGCCCCAGTAGATTTAAAAAATTCTTGTACATTCTTTGCTGTGACTTCAAAATTTACCGGAACTGTAACGCTTTTATTTTGCAACGCAGCATGACTTTGCGGAATAGCTCTTATTTTATACTCAGCCCCTTTTTGAGTTATAGCTAATTTAATATCTATAATTTTAATGCAAAGATGTTTTGTGACATCTGGTATAGGGCTAGCAGCATAACTACCATCAGGGTTTATGGCAAAGAAATCTATTTGTAATACCAAAGGCATTTGATCCCACATTTTGATACCAGCCTGATTAGCAACGGTAACCAAATTTTCAAGAAAACTAGCTCCTAAAGGCTCATGTACAGTAAACTCCATATCGATGGCATTAGTACCTTTGTTGCTAGAGTTTAAACCAATTATTGTAGACATTTTAAAATCTGTTATATACATATCTAATTCAAAATTTGGATTTCGACTGAAATCGGGTGATCGTCTACCGCCACTAGCAATCAAGACTTGCCCCTTACTTGGAGTCCATGGTGCTCCTCTTACTACCACTGAATTATACTCTTTAATAGTCATATAGGCTAAACTTAACCCATAGGTATAGGTGGTATATATATTTAAAGGATTTTTTCTAGGTTTTTTAGGAGAGTTGTCAACTCCGCCTGAGCTCAATGATATATTTTCGCCGCCCCCGCCATATTCATCTTCCGCGAAGGCAGGATCCATTTCTCCGCCATATGCATCACCACTCTCACCGTATTCATCTTCTGTAAAACTCCTATCGTTTAGTCCATCATCGGGGGGTGAAGCAAAATCTATTCCTGCTACTGTGGCATCTCCGGGACCACCATCAGCGAAGTCAAAACCTGCTGTAGATTCATCTCCACTTATAGAACTTTCCGGTAGTTCTAAATTAAATTGTTCTTGAGAATTTATGGGCTCAACTTGGTTTAACTGCGGTTGTGTTGGAGATATAGCCGACTCGGCTGTATCATTAGTAGCTCTAATAGAATCTAGAAATTTGCTAAAGGTAAATGCTACCATTATCCACCTAATGCAGACATTAAGGTATTAGCATCGGGAATGAATATTTTTTGTCCTAAATAAAAATCAAAAATAGGATCACGTATAGTATTTGGATTCCTTGCAGCAAATACCCACCAAAGTTGAGGATTATTATAGACATCGTTGGCTAACAAGTCAGGACGATATTCATAAACTCGATTGATTTTAAATAATACATCCTGACTACTACGTGGTATAGATCTATAATTTAAAATGTCGAGAAAACGCCCAAATCTCTCTGTGGTAAAATATGGACTGTACTTGGTATATTCTGCTGCCATTATAAAAACTTGCTCCCAACTAATTTGCCCTGGGCAAACTCATTTAAATCGAATTGTGTTAATGATTCTTTACTATAGACTGGTTGTAGCGAAATACTAAATGTGCTCATAACCGGAATTCTCGTGCAGCCCTCACCGGAACTAGACAAAAAATTAGTTAACCCACCTAACCTAGGTTCTTCACCAAACTCACCGGCTCCGGTGCTAGGTTGAAAGCCTATTCCAGTGCTACTACCACTAGTCACTATGTAATCTACTTCACTGGGCATGGTGTGACTAAAACTTGTAACAATACAAGGAACGTCAGGGAAATAATGTCGTCCATACCCACTTAAAAAAACTAATGGTGGCGGATAGCCCGCAAACTCTCCTCTCCCAAAAAACATTTTTGAAGTAGCCCTAAAGAAATAAATACAAGCTAGAACATAATCAGCTTCTTCCTTATTTTGTGCTGTGAATTCAGCTTGAATCTGAATTGTTTGTACTTCAGAGTTGTCGTAACTATAATGAGCATAATTACTATGGGTGAATCTCTGAGGAGTATAATTTGCTTGATAAGCTACCGTAATATTTGGTGTGTAAGGAAATATGACTCCACCACTTTCAATTAAAGGATTCAATAAACCGCTTATTCCACTTTTGTAAAGAATGTTGGCATTTCCTATTCTAATACGAACTTTCCAATCTGATGAACTACTACCTTGGCTATCATTGAAGTTGATATTAAAATTTCTGCCTGTGGATTTACCCATGCCGATTATTCCTAACAGACCTGATGACTGTAGACGACCCACCACCGGATCTACAATAGGTGCAATAGCTTTACCTAACATCCTAGTTCCTACAAGTGCAGGAGCTGCTATAGTACTGACAATGTTTTGGAAATCAAACATAGAATCACTCGCTTTATTATTATTTATAATTACAAAAAATGGTTGTATTTGTGCCCAAATTATGTTACTATTTTTATAGTATTGAGGAGAATTAAAATTAAAAGTAACTATCTCAACAACAAAGATATATTGAAAGAAATACATAAAAGTAAAAATACATATTGTAGCTATATTACCTCCGATGTAGCCGACTATGATATTATTATTCATGATCTAAAAAGTATTACTGCCGATCTTATTGAACAAGCTAGACAAAATCGTGCCGAAAGGCTAGCAAAACTTGCATGGGAAGCCAGTCAACAACAAGGGGAAAAACGCAAATTAGATGAATTCTCTATACCTTTATCTCAGATAAAAAAACAAGATATAGTACTACGTGTAATGACTTGGGAACATATACCAGTTGCACCCGTAGTTTCAAAAAAAGTTTTATTGGTAGATATAGAAGACGAACCTGTTGTAACCGAATATGATGATGAACCGGCTACCGGCCCAATAAAATATGTCAAATGTAACTTTCCGCCATTCCAACATTATAAAATCGGGCTAAGAAATAAACCATACTGCGTAGGTAAAAGTCACTGGCAGGGAGATTTAGAGACCGGTACTTATTCTAAAGATCACGGTACAATGACACGTACTCTAGCCCATATGTTTATGAAACTATGCGAACGCTATGCTACCCGTAGTAATTGGCGTGGATATACTTACAATGATGAAATGCGTAGCCAAGCTCTATTACAGCTTAGTCAAATTGGACTACAGTTCGATGAAAGTAAGAGTCAAAACCCGTTTGCCTACTACACTGCTGCTATAACTAATAGTTTCACCCGTGTGCTCAATATCGAAAAACGTAACCAAAACCTACGAGATGACATATTAGAAATGAACAACTTTGCTCCCAGTTATACTAGACAAGGCATGCTGTCAGGTGGGCATATTGCGGACGATCATGACTAGATTTTCGTCTACCAGTATGTTATACTAGGTGCTATGGCAAATCTATTTAAAAAAGTTGCAGTTTTTACAGATCTTCACGTCGGTCTAAAATCAAACAGTATTGTTCACAATA